GTTTCCCAGTCACGATCCAGTGGCCACCAGCTTCAAGGCCATGAGGATCGAGAGATAGGGCGTGTTGGACGAAGCCGTGCCAGTGGCCGCAATTGACGCGGCTGTGGTTTGAACAAAACTCTCTTCAGTATCAATGTCAGCGCCCGAGACCGTATATTTATTTTGTTGCGTAAAGGCGTTGGGGCTGGAGCCCACCGTGAACGTGCCGCTGCCGTTCTCATTCGTGAAATGGCCAAGGATCAAGCAGCCATTCACGCTCGGGGTCACCGCTGTTGTCGTCACGGCATTGGAGCCGGTGCCAGGAGCCGTTTGCGTGTTGCCGATCTCTGTATCAAACGCTGGCGACAACCCCGCGCTATCATACCATGCCGCGCCATACGCATACGAATACGGGACACTCGCGCTGAGGGTAATGGTCACGACGAGGTTGGTGGCGTTGGCCGTTGCAATCGCAATCGCTTGTTGCAACGACCCGCCATTTGTTGAGTCATTATAGCGTGTCTTGATGGCGTAGGTATTGGTGCCATCACTGACCGTGGACATGGACGCTGTTGCGCTGCCCCAACGCCCACGAATCACAATGGCATCCCCGATCGACACCGAGGGAATGGTGACGGTGATCGTGTTGTGCGTTGGTGACGCCACATCTTGCGTCGTATTACGGGCGTCTGAGCGTTTCGTCCAAGCCATGACTCAATCGATCCTCTACGGCGTACTAGTGCCTATTGTTCCTTTTCCTACCGTGGCCTTTAGGCCGGCAGGGGCAGTCGGAGGGTTTGGCAGCGCCGTCACCCCCACAGACGCTCGTGTTGTCGCTCGGGTTTCCCCTGCACTATTGTAAGCGGACACTTCATAACACGCTGGTTGCGTGACATTGGGAACGCCGTCAACATAACTCATTGCGCCCACGACGGCAGGCAAGTCTTTCACGATCGTCGTCAACGGAGCTGATGCGGTGCACGCCGCCGTGCCAAGGCCGCGATAGAGTTTGTTGCCAACCGCAGTGCCCGATCCGCTGGATGGTGCAGGGTTGCTCCACTCCACCGTCACTGGAATGTTAGGCGTTTGCGCGAAGGCCGTGCCGGTGATCAGCGCGGCAGCGCGACCAACGCCATCAGCAACAGCCAGATGCGCGTGAACGGATGCGGCAGTGAATCGTGCGATAAGGTCATGGTCATCTCCTCCTTGGTTGAGTTAGAGGCTGGCTGTATACGTGACATTCAACGTATCGGTGTTGACCACCGCTTTGTCGCCGCCCGTAAACAGCCCAGCCGAATAGAGCGTGCCACTGGTGCCGCCCTTGGTGTTGTTGGAAATCAAAAAGCACCCTTTGATCGTTGTGGACGCATTGATGCTAAACGCGGCAGCGCTCGACAAGGCTTTGCTGCCACCCGAGGCCGCTGCGAACGACGCCGTGACGCGATTGGCTTGACTGTAATTCTGATCCTCGGTCCACCCGCCGTGCGAGCTGGCCGTGTCGCCTGCTGCGGGGCCAGAGGTGTAGCTGGTATTGGAAATCAGCCCGAGATACCACGTGGCCGTGTAACTCGATCCGGCCAGGTACTTGTCCAGCGCGTCATTCTTGCCGCCAGTCGTCACCACGTTGCAAATGGTCTCCTTCCACTTGCGCTCCAACGGAATGGCCGCCAGCTCCTTCTTGAGCCACGCCACTTCTTCGGCAGTAAAGTCAACCGGCACCGCTAAGGCCGATCGCAACAAGGCACAGCGCGTCCGATCCTCGTCACGCGGCCCCCAGCATTCGACCTCATACAGTCCACCGGCGTGCGCGACTTCTGCCACAGCCGCCTGCCGGCCAATCGAGGAGCCGCCGTGATCCTGGGCATCTGAGGCTTCATGCAGATTCATTGGTGACCACCTCCAATTGAGCATCCCCAAACCATCGCGTATGCGTCTGGGTGCCCTCGGGATATTCCACCAAGCGCTCTAAGGCTTTGGTGTCTTTATTGTAGCGCGTCTCAATCACACGGCCTTGAATGATCGGCGCTTTCACGCGCACCGTTGCGCCATCATCGATCGCCGCTGGTGTCTCGCTCATGGTGCCTCCTTCTGCGTGGGGGTGGGTGGAGTCGGGCTGCCTGGCTTGACAGGAGGCTGTCCGACTAACGCCGCATCCTCGTCGCTCGGCTCGGCCAACTCCTCAGCCAATTCTACATCCTCATCCGTCATGGTCCGGTACGTGCCACGCTCTTTCAATTCTCGTGCCACCGCACCTTCTGTTAACACACCAGCTTCAATATAGGTCTTATCGCGCTCAGCATTTGACTTGTCGATCTCGGCTTGCTCCTTATCGCTGATCTGCCATAGCGGGTTGAAGTCATAGCGAAAATCCTTGGGCACGGTGCCCAGCTCCGATCGGCAAATCATTTCATACAACCGATCCAACGCGGGGCGCATCTCGGCTTCTTGTTTCGCGCTCACCATGTCATAATAATTGCGCACATCATTATCGCCAGTCGCATTCAAGCCGCCTGCCGATTGGCCAAACAACCGGACCATCGGGATATCCGCTGCGCCGCAGACATCAATCATGAAGCGCTCCACGATATCATCCAAATTCGCAAAGCTGTTTTGCTTCTTCTCGTACTCCTCTTGGCCATCGAGCAGCAGCGTGCGATTAAAGGATTTCATCATGGCCGCCAATTGGAATCGCTTAATGGCCTTGGCTTCCCCATCCTTCGTGGCCAACAACTCAGTCAACGATGGCGACTTTACCACATCCACATTCGCTTCAAACAGCATCGTGGCCACGGCGGCTGTCGCCGTATCGCAATTCAACAAACTCTCAACGACATGCTGCAATTCCGAATCGTCCCACATCGCATTTTGCATCCACGCGAAGTACGGCAGCTTCTGGCCATTGAATCGCAGCACCCGCGTATGATGCACGACCACCGATGATTCGGCCACCACATACGTATCCGGCAGACCAAAGTTATAGGAATCGAGCTGCTTGGTCAGCACGCCACTCGGTGATACCCGCCACCGATCGACCACCTGGACATACTTCAAGCTGCCTTTCTTCATCGTCTCGATCGTCAATGGCTTGGACAAATCCTGCGTATCACTCGCCCCAATGATCATCAACGATCCACCATAGAGCCGAGCCCAGCGCAAGGCTTCATTCACCTTGGCCCGAAGTCCCAGGCGCTTTTCCGCTTGCTCAATCACGAATTGGCCATTGTCCTCAAACCCGTCGAACATCACATGGAGCCATTCGCGGGTCATATCGTCAGCGACCGTATTGACGATGCGCTTGGCGAGCCATGAGCCACGATACATATTCTCCAATTCATCTCGCGTCATCACCCGAGGGAAGGCCCACACGGAGAAACTGCGCTTGTCGCGGCTGGTCCCGAGCCCCGCCACCACGTTCTCTAAGCCATCGTGAGCGGACGCGAGGCGCGAGGGCGCAGCATCCGTTGCCAGCGTGATCTTCCGCGCAAGCGCTGAACCAAGACGTTTGGGGGTGCGTGGTTTCATAGATTGTCATAGATGCTGGCTTCTTGGGCCAACATATCCTTAATTGCATCCATCATGGGGTCCACCTGGTCATCATATTGGTGACTATCGTTCGCCGTGAAGTCTTCACACTCCGCAACAAACTCAGAAACCCACGGCGCTTCCAACGGCACACAGACATAGCCAGACTCGATATAGCCCACTCCATCCAACACTCGCGTGTATTTGTCCTTGGTCCGTTCAATTCCCTCGACCGGAATTTTACCTTCCTTGCGAATGTCTTGGATGAGGCCGGTGCCGCTGACTTTGTCCTCGACCTTCAGCTTGCGCAACGCGCCATACCGCTCAGGATCTTGCGCCTTGTGCTTATTCCAAAAGAGAATGGCGTTGCGTTTCAGATCCGGCGACTCCCACTTGCCCCGAATCAAGTCCAGCAAATAGGCTTTGCCGTCTTCGCCATGGCCCCAACATTCAAACACGCTATAGTCGTTCCGCTCGGCAGTCTTCTGCGCCGTGTCGCCGTAGATCGCCCGATAGCGCAGCTTGGGCGCAACAGTGTAATAGCTGAACCACGCGCCCTTGATAATTTCCCCACCTTCGATCTGCGGGTTTTGCTGATACAGCGCCTCCCAATTCACCCGCGCCATGAGCCGTCGCCGTTCTTCCAAAAACGCAAGCGACTTGTGTTCAGGAAAGAGCGCCTCACCCGCCTTGCGATACCGCTCATCCTGCGTCGCAATGGCCGGATAGCTAATCACCTTCACCGCGCTGCCCATCTTCTTCTTCAAGCGCCCAATGGGATCGTCCACATGCCAGCGCGTCAGGATACATAACAAGCCTGCCGTATCCGAGAACCGCGTGAAGAAATCGTCCGTCAGCCAATCCCACACATTATCACGATTGGTCTGGCTCCGCGCTTCATCACGCCCCTTGATCGGGTCATCGATCACGCCCAAGTCCAACGACTCGCCGGTGATCGCGCCACGCACCGTGGTATTGCGAAAGTAGCCATCACGGCCCGCATACTCAATCAACTCGCGATTGCGCACCGCCATGTGGCCAACCGCTAACGCGCCTTGCGCCGTGATGCGCGTCTCTGGAAACACCTTTTGGAATCGCGGGGAATCATAGATGCGTTGGCAGAGCAAATTAGCGCGCACCCCAAGCCGATCGCTGAATGATGTGTAGATCGTTTGCAGGTCGGGGTTCTTGCCGGCCACCCACGTGACCAGCTCCGTAATCATTTTTGATTTGCCGTGCTGGGGCGGGGCTTCCACGACGAGGTATGGGGCTTTGCCAGCCAACAGCTCTTCCGCAAAGGTCTGCAACGCTCGCGCCACCGTGCGCTGCCACCAGCCCAGCTTCATCGTCGGGTTCAGCAACCGGCGATAAGCCCAAAAGGATTCACGGGCTTCTTCGATCGCGAGTTGTTCCAGCAGATCTACGTCGGTGAGCGTCAACATCTAGGCATTGGCTCCAGGTTGCTCGATCATCACCGTGACTTTCAAGCCCAGCGAGTTCGCCAACGCAATCAACTCCGTCACGCCTTCCCGCAAACCGCTCGGAGTCTCGGGGCCATTCTTCTTCAGCCAGTCCATCAACGGTCGGGGCACCCCATCCGGCGTCAATTGAATTTTCAAATCGACACACAACAGCTGACCGCTCATTCCTCATCATCCTTCAACAAGGTCGTGGGCAAGCCCCGCGCAATCAACTCTTGGCGCAGCTGCTCCTTCGTCGGCGGGGCCGACTGCACGCCCACTGGTTTCTCAGGATCGCCGGTCAACTCGGTCTTGTCACGCCAGCTAAAGCGGTTTTTCATATTGAAGGCCCACACCGCGCCATTGCCGTGTTTGTTCTTTCCATTCGCCAATTTGTTGCCGAGTGTTTCCCACCAGAGCTGATACAGACGCATCGCTTCTGTATAGGTGTCCCGAAATTCCACATGGTCCTCAATGAGCGTATCCAGCACGCGCTTGGTGATATGTAAATGGCACAGAATGGCGGTCACACCATGCCCTTCTCTCGCCAGCTTCAACATGCGCGTTTTCCAATTGCGTGGGAGCGCAGACAAATCAGTACGGGGGCGTCCGGCAGGAGACTTCGCGGCCTTCGCCGCATCCACCTCGGCTTGATCATACGTGCCAGCCCGCAATCGGGCTCTCGGGCTTTGTCCAGTTTTCGCAGCCATGGTCACGGAGTTTGCCTGAGCTCGATCGTGACTGGGAAAC